CGGCCGCCCGGCCAAGAAGTCGCAGATTGCCCAGGCCGTGGAGCAGACGGCCAAGCAGGCGTCGGACGCCATGCTGCTGGAGATCGAAGACCAGCTCGTCGAGTGCGACTACAACGGCGAGACGCGCAAGATGCTGCACGACGCCGCGGTGATGGGCACTGGCGTCCTCAAGGGCCCCCTCGTGACGCGCCGCACGCGCAAGGCGTGGCGCGAGAAGGTGGACCCCGCGACCGGCGACAAGGTGCACGTGATGCAGGTCGTGGACGAGCTGCGGCCGGCGTCGTTCCGGGTCGACCCGCGGTTCGTGTGGGAGGACCCCTCGTGCGGTGATGACGTCAAGAACGGCCGCGGCGTGTTCGAGCTGGCGGAGATCAACGAGAAGCAGGTCCGCGACCTGGCCAAGCAGCCGGGCTACATCAAGGAGCAGCTGCGCAAGGTGCTGGCTGAGGGTCCTCGCCTGAGCGCGGCCTTGTACGAGATCCGTCGCACGGAGATCGACAAGAACAACGCCGAGGACGGCAAGTCCTTCCAGCACTGGGTGTACTGGGGTGAGCTGGACAAGAAGGACCTCGTGGCCGCGGGCGTCGAGGTGGACGACGAGGACGACGACCTGACTTCGGTCAGCGGATGCGTGGAGATGATCAACGACACGGTCGTCCGCTCGTACCTGAACCCGCTCGAAGACGGCGCCATCCCGTACGACTTCTTCCCCTGGGAGAAGGTCACCGGGACCCCGCGCGGGTACGGCATCCCGTACCTGATGAAGTCGCAGCAGAGCGTGACCAACGCCGCGTGGCGCATGCTGATGGACAACATGGGCGTTACGTCGGGCCCGCAGATCGTCATGAAGCGTGGCGCTGTGACGCCTGCTGACGGTCAGTGGACGCTCACGCCGCGCAAGTTCTGGTATCTGACCGACGACTCGATCGACGTGAACAAGGTCTTCGCGTCTTTCCAGTTCGACAACCACCAGGCGCAGCTGTCGGCCGTCATCGACATGGCCGAGAAGATCGCCGACCAGGAGACGGCGACGCCCATGATGGCGCAGGGCCAGCAGGGCTCGGCCCCGGAGACGGTCGGCGGCATGCAGCTGCTGATGAACAACAGCAACGTCGTCCTTCGCAGGCTGGTCAAGCAGTTCGACGACTACGTGACCAAGCCGCACATCCGCCGCTACTACGACTACAACATGGCGTACAGCGAGAAGGACGAGATCAAGGGCGACTTCCAGGTCGACGCTCGGGGCAGCTCTGCGCTGATCATCCGCGACATTCAGAACCAGGCATTCACGAACCTGCTGGCAATGGGAGGGAACCCGGCGTATGGGCCCATGATCGACCAGAAGAAGCTGTTCGAGAAGGCCCTGCGTGCGCAGCACATCGACCCCCGGGACGTGATGCTGACCGACGAGCAGATCGAGGCCAACAGGCAGGCCAATCCGCCGCAGCCGGATCCGCGCATTCAGGCCGCCCAGATCACGGCCGAGGCGAGGCTGCAGGAGTCGCAGGCTGTTGCGGCTGGCAGGGCGGCCGAGATCGAGGCTCGGGTCGAGAGCAGCACTGAGGACCGTCGACTTCGTATGCTTGAGTTGCAACTCAAGCACGATTTGGCGATCCTCAACGCTTCCACGCAACAGAACATCTCTGTCGCTCAGGTCAAGGCGCAGCTGGCTCAGACAGCGCTGCAGGACCGCACGAAGAAGGAACTCGCTGCGAGCGAGATGATGTTCAAGGAAAAGGACAGCCCGGACGGGCAAGGAATCTGACATGCCGATCGACGTCACCGAATACGAGCAGCTGGCGATGGACTCGCTGGGTCGCGTGATCCTCGTGGGCCAGGAGCCTGCGCGGACCAACCAGCAGGTGGCCATTGGCGCGACCAGCGCTCAGTCGTCTGCGTTCAACGACGCGACCCGCTTCGTGCGTCTGCACACGGACGCCACGTGTCGGTTCGCGATCGGCCCCAACCCGACCGCGTCTGCGACCAGCCCGCGCTTGCCGGCCGGCGTGACGGAGTACCTCGGCGTTCGGCCGGGGCACAAGATCGCGGTCATTCAGTCGAGCTGAGGTACGAACCATGATGTCGTTCAACGTCGGGGCCGCTGGATCCGCGGTCGATTTCTTGCGGGCGCTGGAGCTGGCCGCGGATCCCAAGGCCATGCGCCTGGCCATCGAAGAGATGATTGGCGCGCATCGTGTCTTGGACGAGAAGCAGCGCAGCATGGAGGACGCCACCCGCAAGGCGGTGGAGGCGCAGGACCGCGCCAAGGCTTCGGTCGAAGCTGCGGACGTGCGGCTGAAGAAGGCGCAGGCGGAGGTCGAGCGCGTGCACGCGGACCGTGACGGGGCCCTCCAGCAGATGGAGCAGGCCCGGCGCGAGGTGACGTCCTTGAAGCAGGAGGAGTCATCGCTGTCGCAGCTCCGTGACCAGCTGGCCGCAACTGCCGCGGAACTGGACAACAGGGTCAAGGCGTTGAAGGTTGAGCACGAGAGCCTGCTGGCCGAGAACGAGGCGCTGCTGCAGAAGAGCAAGGCCCTCGCCGAGGAGGCCGACGGCTTGGAGAAGCGCCTGGACAAGATCAAGGCGCAGGTCGCCAAGCTGCTGGGCTGAACACTGAGGAAACACCATGCCTTTGGTCGCAAATGATTTCGTGGTCCGCCTGAGCGGCGGGGCCAGCAACAGCGTCGGCAACGACTCCCTTGGCGGGGCCAAGAGCAGCAATGCCGCGTCCACGACTGTGGACCAGCTGTTCGATGGGGTTGGCAGCGCCGAGGCGAGCGCGGGCGACACCGAGTACCGGTGCGTGTATCTGCACAACGCGAACGGGTCCAGCTCGATGCTGACCGCGGTCGTGTGGATCGGGGCGAACACTCCGAACACCAGCACAACTCTCGACATCGGCGTCGGGACCGCGGCGGTCAACGGGACGGAGCAGACGGTCGCCAACGAGTCGACTGCTCCGACGAGCGTGTCGTTCAGCGCCCCGAGCAGCCAAGGCGCTGGCCTGGCGCTGGGCGACATCCCGGCTGGGCAGCACAAGGCGATCTGGCTGCGTCGCACGGTGACCGCGGGCGCGGCGGCCAGCACGAACGACACCTGGCAGCTGAACTTCGCGGCCGACTACACCAGCTGACGTCGTGATCCGGGTCGCGTTTCGCCAGGCGGACAGCCGGCTCTTTGCAAAGCTGATCTGCTGGTGGCAGGGGCACGACGCGGCTCACTGCGAAGTCGCGGGCTCTTGGACCGGCGACTTTCACGACTGCCTGGGCGCGTCGTTCCTGGACAAAGGTGTGCGGCTCAAGTCAATCTCTATGCCCCCCGCGAAATGGAGGGTCTACGAGGTCGACTTGCCAGCTGAAACGGTACTTCGCTGGCACGAGGAGCACAAAGGCCACGACTACGACGTGCTCGGGCTGTTCGGGTTTCTGTGGCGGCCTGTTTGGGGCCGATCCCACATGTGGTTCTGTTCAGAATTGGTCGCGGACGTTCTCGGGCTTGAAGGGTCGCACCGGTACGACGTGGCGACCATCGAGAGCGTTTGCGCGCGGTTTGGAAGGAGAGTGCAGTGACACCGGAAGAGATCAGGGAAGCAGTCCGGGCGAGGCCCGACCTGGCGGGCGTCACGAGTAGCGAGATCATCGCGTCCGAGTTGTCCAAGGGACGCACGAAGATCGCTTCCCGGATGTTGAGCGAGCGGGGGCTCCTCGACCAGTACCCGGGTGGCACTGTGGCCGCGCACACGATGTTGTCGGCGGTGGAGAAGTTCACCGAGGCCTTCGCTGCGTCAAGCCCCCTCGCGGGCATCTGCGCGCGGGCGATTCGTTTCCTGCGGCAACCGGAGGGCCTGGACTTTGGCGCCCCGTCTACGCAGGTCATGCTGGACTCGCTGGTCCAGGCGGGCGTGATCAACAGCGAGCAGAGGGCGCACCTGCGTGCTATGGTCGAGATGCCGGACGCTGTTACCGAGTACGAAGTGCGCGTCGCCCTGTGGCATGACGACGGCACGCCGAGGAGCTGAACATGGCCGGCGACATCAAGGGCAAATTCCTCGCCAGCGTGACGCTGGCCGACACGGGCCTGAACAGCCTGGCGGCGTCGAGCACGCGCCTGGCCGGCTACGAGACGAACGCT